CTCGACTATATCTCCCCGATGCAGTCCGAACCGATGCTGGACAGTCCGTTTAAGACCCGACCCGATCCAGATCAATGACAACTAAACCCAAGAAGTCCAAAGCCCTGCGAGGGGCAACCAAGCCAAGGCTTCACAGTCCACTTCTCAAAGGCGAAAACAAGCTGCAAGATGTAAAAGATCTATGCGCTATCGTCAAGATGGATCTCATGCCGTGGCAAGAGTTCGTGTTGAAGGACATGCTTACTGTGGACAAGAAGGGCAGCTGGATTCGTAAGACTAACCTCATTTTGGTGGCTCGTCAGAATGGTAAGACACATCTGGCGCGTATGCTGATACTGGCTCACCTCATAAAGTGGAATACCAATGTCCTTATTATGAGCTCGAACAGAAGCATGGCACTCGACACCTTCAGACAAGTAACTAGCCTATTGGAGACCAATGACCACCTTAAAGGATTCGTCAAACAGATTAGACATGCAAACGGCACAGAGTCTATTGAGATGCTATCTGGAGCAAGGCTTGATGTTGTCGCAGCAACTAGAGACGGCTCTCGCGGTAGATCAGTCAATGGACTGCTCTACATCGATGAAGTCCGAGAGATCACAGAAGATGGATTTAGAGCTGCTACTCCTACAACTAGAGCTCACCCAAATTCTCAAACGCTTCTTACCTCTAATGCGGGAGACGCTTTCAGCACTGTACTCAACGACCTACGGGAAAGAGCTATCGACTACCCACCCAAGTCTTTTGGATTCTATGAATACTCAGCTCCACAATACTGCAAGATAGACGATCGTAATGCATGGGCTTTGGCTAACCCCTCTTTGGGATACACCATCACAGAAGAAGCGATTGAAGAAGCGATTGCTACTTCACCGATTGAAAACACGCGCACGGAAACTCTTTGTCAATGGATCGACTCACTAAGTAGTCCTTGGCCACATGGAATCTTAGAGGACACATCCGATAGCACGCTTGAAATGGCTGCTGGGGCTTATACTGTATTCGGTTTCGATGTCAGTCCGTCACGCAGGAACGGATCATTAGTCGCTGGACAACTTCTTCCAGATGGACGGATTGGCATTGGAATCCTAGAGACTTATAGCTCTCAGGTTGCCATCGATGAACTAAAGATGGCAGCAAGTATAAAGGCTTGGTGCGACATCTATAAGCCACGGCTAGTTTGCTTCGACAAGTACGCTACCCAAACCATCGCAGATCGCTTGGCTAATGCCGGAGTTATGGTCGAGGATGTTTCGGGTCAGCAATTCTACAAAGCCTGCGGAGATCTCTTAGAAGGCTTGGTCAATCATCGAGTAGTCCACAATGGACAGACAGAGTTAATCCAGCAGATGAATAACTGCGCAGCCAAGGTCAATGACTCAGCTTGGAGAATTATCAAACGCAAATCGGCCGGTGATATCTCAGCACCTATTGGCATCGCTATGGCAGTTAGCAAGTTGATGATCCCTCAACCTAAGCCACAGATTTATACCTAGACACACCATATGTAATATGTCAAATGCTTGACATGTGCTACCATTTATGTCTATGGGTAAATTATTGCAGGCATTTGGGCTAGAGCCTAAGACACAATTACAAGCTCAGGCCGCACCGCAGGTTCTCGGTGAGTATTCACCTTATGCAATGCCGTTTCAAACTGCATACATTGGCAGAACAGAAGCGATGTCAGTACCCGCACTTATGCGTTGCCGCAATTTACTTGCAGGCACAATCGGAGCGATCCCATTAGAGCTTTACAAGAAATCTACCAATGAAGAATTAGGTTCACCTGCATGGTTAGAACAGCCTTCATATTCACAGCCACGATCAGTAACGATTGCCTGGACTGTTGATTCACTTCTTCTATATGGTCAAGCATTCTGGAAAGTAGTTGAGGTTTATCAGGAAGATGGCCGCCCTTCTCGCTTCGAGTGGATCGCTAACAACCGAGTAACAATTACTTTAGATAGCACAAATACTTTTGTTAGATCTTATGCAGTCGATGGTACAACATTACCAATGGACGGTCTCGGATCTCTTGTTACATTCCAATCGTTAAGTGATGGGATCTTAAACACAGGTGCTTCAACAATCCGCGCTGCTATCGATGTGCAAAAGGCAGCAGCAATCGCAGCAGCTACTCCAATGGCAACTGGTTACATCAAGAACACAGGCGCAGATTTAGATCCTAAAGAAGTCTCTGGATTACTTGCTGCATGGCGTAATGCTCGCAACAATCGTTCAACTGCATACCTAACATCTACTCTTGAATATACTCCAGTCTCATTCTCACCTAAAGACATGATGTACGGAGAAGCAATCTTTAATCTTGCTACCGAAATTGCTCGCCTATGCAATGTGCCTGCCTATTATGTTTCAGCAGATCAAAATAACTCTATGACTTATGCGAATGTGCAAGATGAGCGTAAGCAATTCTTGACATTATCTTTACAACCATTCATTACAGCGATTGAAGATCGCCTGTCTATGGATGACATCACAGCCCGTGGCAATGTAGTGAAGTTTGATATTGATAAGAACTTCCTGCGTACTGATCCACTTCAAGAATTGGCAGTCATTGAAAAACTGCTAACGCTTAACCTGATTACCCCAGAGCAAGCGATGGAAATGACTGATCTAACACCTAACGGAAATAATGGTCTAGTATGAATCAAGTAATTACCTTCTCAGCTGATCTAACAGCAGACTCAGCCAATCGCACAGTATCAGGCAAGATTGTGCCACTCAATGTTGAAGCAGGATCAACCAACATGGGCAAAGTTATCTTTGAGTCAGGATCAATCGCTATCGAAGATCCTAAGTCCGTCAAACTTCTAAGTCAGCATGACAATAAGAAACCTTTAGGTCGCATGGTCTCATTTAGCGAGTCAGAGAACTCAATCGATGCAGTATTTTCAATCAGCCGGTCACAACGCGGCACAGAAGCTCTAATCCTTGCAGAAGAAGGATTACAGTCAGGTTTATCAATCGGGGCAGAAGTCCTAAAGTCAAAGATCAAGGATGGCGTAACATATGTATCCGCTGCTCGCTTGGTCGAAGTAAGTTTAGTAACAGAGCCAGCATTTAAGTCTGCTCAGGTTACTGATATTGCGGCAGAAGAATCTGTCGTAGAAGAATCAACCCAACCAACAGAAAGCGAGACAGCCACCGTGGAAGAAACCACTCCAGCAGTCGAAGCAACACCAGTTGAAGCACCAGCGGTCGAAGCTGCTCGCCCAACTGTTTCAGCAGCATACTACACAAAGCCACGTATTGAAGTTACTGCAGCAAAGTATGCAGAGAACTCAATCCGCGCAGCACTAGGCGATGAGGATGCTCGTCAATACCTACGCGCAGCAGCAGACACAACAGACAACGCAGGTCTAGTACCAACACGCCAGTTGTCAGAAATTATCAACCCACTCGGAACAACAATCCGTCCATCTATCGATGCAATCTCTCGTGGAGTGCTTCCAGATGCAGGTATGACTTTCGAGATTCCACGCATCACACAGATGCCAACAGTTGCGATCGAGCCAGAAGGCGATGCTTTCAGCGACACAGATCAAAACTCTAACTTCCTATCTGTCACAGTACAGAAGTACGCAGGACAGCAGACATTCTCTGTTGAATTGCTAGATCGTACATCTCCAGCATTCTTCGATGAGCTAGTGCGCAACATGGCAGCAGCTTACGCAAAGGCAACTAACGCAGCAGTAAACGCAGCGTTGATCGCAGGTGCATCACTTGATGCAACAACAGTTGCAGCATACCCAACAGCATCAGAGCTTCTAGGAATTGTTGCTCGCGGTTCAGCTTCTGTTTATGGAGCAACAGCAGGACTTGCAAATCCATTTGCTCGCAACATGGTCGTATCAACAGGACAATGGTCAAACATCATGTCTCTAAACGATGCAGGCCGTCCAATCTACACAGCAACAAACCCAATGAACGCTGGCGGAGCAGTTGCACCAACATCATTGACAGGTAATGTTGCAGGACTCAACCTATTCGTTGATCCTACAAACGCTGGCGATGGCGATGGAACAATCCTTATCGTGAACCCAGATGCATACACATGGTACGAGTCACCAACATACCGCTTGCGTGCAGAATCAACAGCTAACGGATCAGTAACAGTTGGTTACTACGGATTCGGTGCAATCGCTACTAAGGTTGCAGCTGGCGCATTCAAGAACAACAAGCAGTAAAAACTCACTAAGTCGCTCTGGGGAGTAGTAGCCCTCTACTCCCCAGAGTCTTAAGAAAGGACATCATGGCACTTACAACAGTCGCAGAACTCCGTGCAACACTCGGAGTCGGTACTTTGTATCCAGATGCAACCCTTCAAGAAGTATGTGATGCAACGGATGTAGTTCTTCTGCCTATGCTTTGGCAGAACGAAATCTATAACACTCACCAGAGCCTCACAAACAATGTGGCAACTCTTTACTTTGGTCAAGAGATTTCTAAAGAATTCTATGTAGGACAAAGCATAATCATTACTAAAAACGGAAGCCCATACAACGGCACTAAGACAATTACTGCCATTGGTTCAGGCTCACTTTCATATGCTGCAACTGGAGCAGATCAAGGCGTTCACGCCATCCAGCCTTTTGGAATTGTTGCAGGTACAGTCACTGACTATGCA